CTTTGCACCCGCAAACGAGAAAGGTGCCATAGCTCAGTTGGTAGAGCAAAGGACTGAAAATCCTTGTGTCCCCGGTTCGATTCCTGGTGGCACCACTTTTAAGAAAAGAAAAACGATGTAAATCCCTGAATTTCAAAGGAATTCAGGGATTTTTCATTTCCAAGAATAGGCAAAATAAGTGGGATTAAAGCAAACTATACGTCCTTATTCAAGGGACTGTTTTTAAAAGCCCGAAATGTTCCACTGCAAGGTATATACTTCATTCTTTTACAGCATGTTGCACCATTTTACATAACAGGGTTCTCGGTTCGATTTCCTAACTTTGTATCATTAAAAATTGAGCCGTATGGAAAGAAAAAGATTCAGCGTGTTGTTCTTCATCAAGCGTAGCAAACTGTTAAAAAACGGGGAAGCGCCCGTGCGTGTGCGTGTCACTTATGACCGCTTGTATGTGGAACTTCAACTAAAACGAAGCGTAAAAGTCCCACTTTGGTCGCAGGAAAAAGAGAAATCGACAGGCAAAGACCGAAACTCCGTAGAACTTAACCATTACATTGACGCCCTGCGTGTGAAATTCTATCAAATCTACCAAGATTTAGAACTGGAGGGAAAGATTATTTCTGCCCGTGCCATAGTAAACCGCTATCAGGGAAAGGACGAAACGTTCAAGACATTATACAATGTGTTCAAGGAGCATAACGACAACTGCCGGAAGCTAATCGGGACGGACTACGCCGATATTACCGTAAAACGTTACGATAACTGCCTTAAATATCTCATGGAACTGGTTAGACGTGACTACAAGGTAGATGATATGCTACTGCGTGAGGTAAACGGGGAACTGGTGCGTAAATTCGATTTATACCTGAAGACGGAGAAACATTGTGCACAGAACACCGTTATCCGGTACATGAAATGCTTCAAGAAAGTGATAAACCTTGCCATTGCCAACGAGTGGCTGACAAAGAACCCGTTTGCCGGAATCAAGTTTCACGAGGTGGAGGTAAACAAACAGTTCCTAAGCCAAGCCGAGATAAACCGGATATGGCAGAAAGAGTTCAGGATTGAACGGCTGGAACTGGTACGGGATGTTTTTATCTTTTGCGTATATACCGGGCTGGCATTCATAGACGTGTATAATCTACGCCCCGAACATATTTCAGAGGACGGCAACGGTAATCTGTGGATAGTGAAACCCCGTGAAAAGACAAACAACCTCTGTAACATCCCGCTTTTGAGCATTCCCAAACAAATACTTGAAAAGTACAAGGATAACCCCTACTGCATGGATAAAGGAACTTTATTACCCGTTCCCTGCAATCAGAAGATGAACAGCTACCTGAAAGAGATTGCCGACCTGTGCGGTATCAAAAAGAACCTGACCACGCACACAGCCCGGCACAGTTTCGCATCGGTCATCGCACTGGCTAATAATGTGTCACTGCCGAACGTGGCTAAAATGCTGGGGCATTCATCCACCCGAATGACACAGCACTACGCAAAGGTATTAGACCAAACGATATTAAAGGATATGCAAAAAGTTGAAATTATACTTTCGAAGTAAATGCCAGTTATTGAGTAAATTCCGTATTTTTCGAAAAAAATCGGGATTAGGCGCAAAGAAAAGCAAAGTTTAGCTTAAAAATAAGCAGGTCAGCATATTAGTAGCAAAGCGGAACGAAACAGCCTCCGGCAAAAAAAGCCCCAAAAAGTAGGGTTAAGCCATAGTTCAGGTACTAAGTCATTACCTAACCCATGACACCCTACCATAATGGTAATAAGTTCTGTTTCACTATTTTGCGTAATTCTTCATAACTCGTGGTAACGGGAAAGTAATTACCTTTACAAACGAATATTAAGAGTTATGAAAACAAAGAGAAGCACCTTTAAAGTCCTGTTCTACGTGAAGAGAACAGCAGCGAGAGTAAGTGACGGAAAAGCCCCTGTGATGGCACGTATCACCATTGACGGCGATATTGCCACGTTCAGCGCAAAGCTGTTCGTCACCCCTTCTTTATGGAACGCCGAAGCCGGAAAAGTAAACGGCAAGTCCGCCGAAGCCGTAGAGATCAACCCGCAGTTGGAAGAGATCAAAGCCCGAATCAATAACCACTATTACCAGATATTACGGGCGGACGATTTTGTCACTTCCGAGAAAGTGCGCAACGCCTTTTTAGGTATCGGCGTGATGGAGAACTGTATCCTTAAAGACTTCCAGACCATGAACAAGGAATTTGGCGACATGGTGGAGAAGAAACTCCGTGCGAAGTCCACCTATAACAAGTACCTGACCGTTTACAAGCACCTCGAAGCCTTCGTATGGGAGAAGAAGAAACGTACCGACATGGCTTACAAGGAACTGACGAAAGACTTCATAGACGATTTCGACAGTTACCTCCGTAACGAAAAGGGATTGAGCGCAAACACCCTCTGGATTTACACCATGCCCGTACTTAGCCTTACCGACAAGGCTTGGCGCAGGGGAATTATCCGCACCGACCCGTTCAGCGAGTACAAGCTCGAAATGGAAGAGACAGACCGGGGCTACCTCACGGAAGAAGAACTGCAAACCGTAGCCAATACCGTGTTTGTGGACAAGCAGACAAACCTCGTCCGTGACATGTTTCTTTTCGGTTGCTTCACCGGGTTGAGTTACATAGATATAAAGACACTCACCTTTGACAAAATCCAGCGAATGGACTTCGACGGCGAGGAATGGATCATCACCCGCCGCACCAAGACCAAAGTATCGAGCAACGTCCCCCTGATGGAAATTGCCAAAGAACTGATCGAACGCTACAAAGGGCTTGCAAAGGATGATTTCGTGTTTCCCATGCCAAGCAACGGCACTTGTAACGACCACCTGAAAAAGATTGCCACGGTTTGCGGGATAAACAAGGAAGTCACCTTCCATCTTTCGAGGCATACCTTCGCTACGACGGTTTATCTCTGCAACGGCGGTACGATTGAGGCACTTTCAAAGATACTCGGTCACAAGCATATCAGCACCACACAAATTTATGCGGTGGTAACGAACAAGATGGTTAGCTCCGATTTCCGTGCGATTTCCGCCAACCTTGCAACCATGCAGAAAAAAGTCCTTGACAAGAAACAGAAGAAGGTCAAGAAGCAGCAAACAGCCGCCTTGCGTGAAACCGCCTGATTTCTTTCCGGCAAGGCAAAACGCAGCAAAGGCAGGAGTTCCGTTTGGGAGTTCCTGCCTTTGCTACATTTATCCATGCACCGCTTTCAAAAGTTAAGTAGGACTTTTCCCACGTTTGCTTTTTCGCTTCATCTGCACATAGTTTTCTTCCAGCATACGCAATATGTCCGACTGCCGATACAGCGTTTTGCCCGGCAACGCAATGAACGGGATAATCCTTTGCGCCCGGTAGTCCTGCAAGGTGCGGGTAGTGATATGCAATATCCTGCACACGTCTTCCCCCGTCAGGTACACCTCGCCGTTCATTGCCGGACGGAAGTTCGCCGTCACGTTATCCACATACTTCATGCCCCGTTCCAGAGCTTCAAAGTACGCCTGTACCTCTTCCATGTCCTTTGTAATCACTTCCATCTTATTCTTCCTCTATCAGTTCCTTGCTCATTGCCGTTATAAACGCTTCCACATCTTCCAGCCTGTAATATATCTTGTGGTTGATCTGGCTGTATGCCAACAGTCCACCGTCACGGTACGTTTGCAACGTCCGTTTGCTCACGTTCAGCTTTTCGCACACGTCCGCATTATCCAGCCAGTTCATTTTCTCCGGCGGTCTGTACCGGGAACACAACTGCTCTACATGCTCGCTGAACCGATTGAACCTCTCTTTCATTTCCTCAAAGGTTTTCTTCTCGATAGTCACTATTTCCATATCTGATAATTTACTGTTTCCCGCAAATATACAGACTGTTGCAGGTGTGTCCGTGCGTTTATGTACCGCTTGTCCGTGCTTTGCTTCATGCTTGTAACTTTGTCGTGTCCCATGCGGTGCAAACCTAAGCAGACGGCAACATATTTTTTTGCGGGCAGCATATTTTCTCTGTTTTTAATTGCCCGGTTCTCCGATAATCCATTCCTTTGCAGCAGAACAATACATTTAACTATGGAACAACCCGTTTTTGTAGCACAATACACCTTCCTTGCCATCCCCGAAACCATCGAGGAAGAACGCCGCATTTTAGGCAAGGTCGCCCTCCGGTGCGAGTACGTGATCCGTTTCGAGGACGACGGCAAATTCTATTTCCTTCTCGAAACCCATTCCAATTACGAGACACAGTTCGCCCGTTACGGCTGGTACATCGTCAGCCAGACCGATTTCAACGAAAGACTCACTATCGGTATGGGCTTGTACGAGAGCGGGCATTTGGCAGGTTTCATGTATTACTTGAAATCCGGCAGCGAAGACGAAGCCCGTTTGTGGAACAGCATACTTATCTTTACCTTCTTCAAGGACTTCCGCAAAGCCTTTTTCCCGTTGGATAACCGTTTTCAGGGTTTCTTCCGTCTGGACGGGAGCCTGTGCCTTTACCTGTATGATTATTGCCCCGTCCGTCGTAACGACAAGATCACTTTTGAAGGTAAGAAAATTTCCAACCTTATTTTCAAATTCAAGTCCGGGCAGGTAACCGACCTCTCCACCAAACTCTTTTCCATCGCTATCAGCCGCATCCGTGTCATTCAGGAGAACAAGCATCGTGCCGTCCTGATACCTATTCCCGCATCCACCCGTGAAAAGAACCGCATCCGCTACCAAGAGTTTTGCCGCAGGCTCTCGGCGGACATCGGGGTAGCCGACGGCTACGAAGCCATCACCCTGACCGTAGACCGTCCCCAACTCAAAGGCACGCACGGGCAGGAGAAGACCGCCAACTTAAATTTCCATCCCGAATATTTCAAAGACAAATGCGTTCTGTTGCTCGACGATCTTTTAACAACTGGCGAGGGATTCTTACAGACACGCCGCAAGCTGATCCAGTACGGAGCGAAATTTGTAATCGGTTTGTTCCTTGCCAAAACAATAGCTTTCGAGGACGAACTGAAATAGCTATTCTGTTTTTGCAGTAATTTCATCTATTAGGTTCGTGATTTTCTCAATAGAATACTTTTCTATAAATCTTTTGTTTGCCGCTTCTATCTTTAATTTCCGGTTGATTAATTTTAGTTGCGGTAAATCTGATTGACAACATTTGCTCAAGCGTTCTATTTCATTGCCGGAAGAGGTAAGTTTATAACGGAATAATAAGAAATGCAGGAAAGTATTTCGTGATTCATTTGATAATCCCAAAATACTATTCGAAACTTTATCTACATCAGCCTCTTGAAATATCGACGTATCCCTATAAAATATCTGTTTAACCGGAAGTACGTCATTAAGTGCCAAACTCAAACGTTCGCAAGTTTCATCCGTCAGATTTTCCAGCATGGCAGACACTTTATTAGGACATTTCTCAAATC